CTCATTAAGAGGAATGATCTTATTAACCAGCTTTACGAATCAGCTCTAATAAACTCGAGGCGTGGAATGGATGTCTTCAAGATCCGTATAGATAGAAGAAACCCCAATGACCTCACTCAAAAACCCGAAGTTATTATTGAACAAATAGGAGCTGAAAAGTATTTCCCAGAGTTTGATAGCAAGAACGCTCGAAACGTTGTGGCCCAGGACGTTATTTGCACCACCTTTAAGCAAGGCGAAACAACCTACCTCCACAAAGAGATCCATGTCCCTGGATTTATTAGGCATGAGGTTTATGTTTATGATCCAACCAAACAGGCTATAGTCTCTCCTGCTAATCCTCTTGACTTTGGCTTCAAACCAGAGGAAGCTACACAGGTAGATCAATCTCTAATCTTCGCAATCCCTAACTACCGGGATGGAGAATTCTGGGGACCATCAGACTACCGAGATCTAATGACTTTGTTCTATGCCCTCAACAATAGGCTCACTAAAGTCGATAACATCCTAGACAAGCACTCAGACCCTATCCTTGCGGTCCCTCCTGGAGTTATTGATGAAGAAGGGAATGTTAAGAAGGAGTCTCTAGGGCTCTTGGAAGTTGATAATGAAAACCCTGGCTTTAATAAACCGGAATACATTGTTTGGAATGCTAATCTAGAATCTGCATTTACCGAGATCGATAAGCTACTCGATATGCTCTTTATGTTCTCTGAGATTGCTCCGGCCACTATGGGCGCAGATAAGAACGGCCAAGCTGAATCCGGCCGAGCTCTAAAGTTTAAGCTTTTGTCTACCATCAGGAAAAGGAATAGGAAGATATCTTACTACGATGAAGCTATTAAGAACATGATTAAAGTCTCAATGGATCTCGCAAAGGCATGGGGCGTTGTTTATGAAGGCATGAATATAGAAGGTGGTGAATACCCAGTCATTAAATGGGGAGATGGAGTTCTTAATGACCAGACTGAAATGGTTGAGATTGCTACCCAGAGAATCGACAACGGCACAATGTCTAAGGCCGATGCAATTGTTTACCTCGATGATATCCCTCAGGATAAGGCCAAAGAGAAGGTCCAGGAAATCGATGCGGAGTCTACGGCCGATCTCTCAAATGTTAACAATAATTTAGGCGACAATAATCCACAATTAGAGAACATTCCAAACGGAGGGGCTTAGTCCATGGCAGACCGCGGACCAGTAAAGATCCGAGAGAATAAGATCGACGATTTAACCAATCTCTATAAAGAGAGTTATAAAAAGCTGGCCCGAGAGATAGTCACAGCTTCAGATGCCGGGAAGATCCAGAAGGCCAAAGTGATGGCTCGAATAAACTACGAACTCAAACAGCTCGGCATCGATGCAGATAAGGTTATAAGGGAAGAGATCTCTAAATACTATTATGATGGGGCTAATCAGGCCCTAGAAGATCTAAGGAAGCTCGATGTAGATCTAAGTGCTCCGGCATCCGCAGCAATCAATAGAGAGGCCGTCAAAGCTCTAATCGATGAAACCGCGGCTCTATATGCTGATTCAATCATTGGAGTCTCTAGGAATGCCAGTAACATCGTTTCGAGCGTTTATCGCCAACAACTCAACTACATATTGGCCGAAGGGAAATTAACCGGATCAACTAGAAGGCTTATATCCAAAGCAGTCACAGCTCAGCTTCAAGAATCAGGGATTGGGGCTCTCACAGACAAGGCCGGCCGATCATGGTCCCTCGAGCGCTATTCAGCAATGCTAGTTAGGACCAAGGGCGCAGAGGCTAGGAACCAAGGGCTCGCTAATAAGATGGTTAGTTATGGATATGATCTGGTCCAAGTCTCCCGCCATGGCTCCAAACACAAAGCCTGTAGAGATCTCGAAGGGAAGATTCTCTCATTAACTGGAGCTACCCCAAAGGGCACTAAGCTTCCCGGGGGCTACGTTGTATGGGGGACCTTGGCAGAGGCTAGATCAGCCGGCCTATTCCACCCCAACTGCGAGCACGCTATAAATCCATACACTCCGGAACTTGCCTCAAAGACTAAGGCTTACCATAACCCTTACTTAAAAATGACTCAAGAAGAACAGGCCGCCGCGGACATCGCATTCAGAACTCGAGCGGTAGATACTCTCTAAAACCATTTTCCTGTCATCAGGAAAATGGTTATGCACATACCCCTCGGGGGTTATAAACAAAAGCATCTTGACTTGTGGAAAGATTGTGTATAAAGTCCAAAGAGGAATAAGTTAAATGATCCAAAGCGGACAGACCGCGTATAAACTGAAAGGAATCACAATGAACCCTCAAACTGCACCTACACAAACAGACAACTCAACTACTCAAGGAGCGAGCTCTACGACTGGTGGGACTACAGATAATGGCCAGGGGACCACAACTCCTCCAGCTACAACCTCTCCGGAGGCTACTAATGTAGATCTAACCAAGCTTAGCAGCGAACAACTTGCGGAGGTTTTTAAAAATCCAGGTCTTTACGAACACCCAAGGTTTAAGGAATTAGCTGATGCTAAACAAAGACTTAAAGCTTTTGAGGACGAAAAGAACGCGAATGAGCAGAAGGTCCTAGAAGAGCAGGGCAAATTCAAGGAATTGAATGATAAGATCCAGGCCGATCTTCAGAAGGCTCAGGAGGACAATAAAAACCTTAAACTAGACCAAGTTCTCACGACTAAACTTCATGCAGAAAAGGTTATAGATTTAGACGGAGCATTAAAGTTGATCGATCGCTCAAAGCTTAGCATCGATGATAACGGCAATGTTACTGGAGTTGATGAGGCATTGGGATCCCTTAAAACGGATAAAGCTTACTTGTTCGGATCGGACGTTAACAACTCAACTACTTTAGGATCCTCTTCAAACAATGGAGATGGAGCCGGCACAGGAGCACCAGCTAAATTTAAGCGCTCCCAGCTAAAAGATCCAGCCTTCTTCGCTCAACACGAAAAGGAAATCATGGAAGCCTATAGCGCCGGACTAATAGAGGATGATATTAACGGCCAGTAAAATTTAACTAAGTAATTAAACTAAAAAAATATTATGGCTAATCAAACCACAACACAAAACGGCGTATTTATCCCAGAGATAATCGCTAACCAGTCAATCGGCTACCTAGCTGCTCTTTTGAACCTAGGAAAAACTGTTACTAAAGATAGCGAGCTAACTTCAGTTTCAGTAGGCCAAACAGTCTCTATCCCTAAGAGAGGCGCTGTGACCGCACAGCAAAAAGCCCAGGGTTCAGATGCCACTACTGCTGCTCCAACAGCAACTGAGGTAACTGTAACTATCGACCAACACTGGTATGTTCGAATCGGTGAAGAGGACTTCACTCGAGCCTTCCAGCAAGGTGGTTCTGTTCTACCAGGTTATGCTGAAGACGGACTTGCTGTTCTTGCGGAAAAAATTGAATCTAACCTAGGAGCTAATATCACTAACTTCCCAAGTTTTGATATAGCTGGTTCTGCTGCGGATGATGCTGTTAAGGCAGTTGCAAAAGCTCGAAGATTGCTAGTAGAGGCCAAGGCCCCTCAAGTTCTTCAATGGTTCGGATACGCTTCTCCTTCATTGGTAGAAAAAATTAATATCGCTAACGCGTTTATTGATCCAAAGCTTATCCCAAATAACCGAGCTCTAACTGAAGGAACAGTTGGTAGAGTTAAAGGATTCGATATGTTTGAAGGCCAATTGGTCCCAACAGAAGGATCCCCAAGCGTTTACCAAAACTTCTTCTATACTAAGCGTGCTCTAGTTCTTGCCACTCGTGGTTTAGCTCTACCAGGCTCAGGTCTAGGAGTTGAAAGTGCCTACGTCCCAAGTGACGCAGGAATCGGTGTTCGTGTAATGAGGTTCTACGATAAGGATGCTTTGGCAACTCAAATCCAAATGGATGTCCTATTCGGTTCAGGAATCTATGATGTTCGCCAGGGTGTAGTTCTACAAGCTCAGTAACCTTAGGGTTATCTTAAAGAACTATCTCAGCAAAGGCCCCTCGAAAGAGGGGTTCTTTGTTCTACACATCTTGTACACATCTGGGGATAAATGATATATTGCTCTTATGGTTATGTGGCTTAGATTAATCGAATTTATCAATCGCTCCCGGAAACACTTGAGTTCTAAGCCACTTCAACTAGCCGGGAGCGTTTAATATATTTGACTATGTGGCTTGTTAATCAATTTGGAAGAGTTCTATACATAACCGATATCGATGCGGCCAAACAGAACCTGGCTAAAGGGGTCCAGAGAGAAGCTACTCCAGCCGAGATTAAGGCCTATAAGGTAGAGCGTAAACAGAAGCTCGCAGAGTGGAGTGCCGATTCTAATTCCTCCGGCATTTACTACCAGACAGTTCGAAAGAGCCCGGACGGCTACGGCATGAGTAGGGACCTTCTCAAATCTAATCTATTCAAGGTTGGGTGTTATTTAACCGAGAACTACCATGAGCAGAAGGTTGGCCTAATGTATAACTATCCCTACGGCCTAGGGGCTATGCGGAATGATGTCCGGTTATTGTTTACGATGTTTGAGAGCACTAAGATTCCCGATGATTGGGCGGACCACCTCGAGTTTGCTGATGAAATATTCGTCCCTTCAAAGTTCTGCCAGAAGGTATTTAGAGAAGCCGGGTTCAAATCAACAGTTATTCCATTGGGTTATAACCAGGAGGCCTTCAGTTTTAAGCAGAGAGGAATTGCATTCAAGGAAGACCGGCCATTCACCTTCATCCACTACAACTCATTTAATGTTCGCAAAGGATTCAGCGAAGTCTTCAATGCATTCACAAAAGAGTTCGACTTTAATGAGCCTGTTAGATTGATCTTAAAGACTAGTGCCCCCTCCCCTTCGGTCCCAATAATGAAGTCCCAGTATCCTAACATCGATGTAGTTTGGGGGGAATACTCTGAAGAGGACTTGCAGCGCCTACTAGAATCAGCCGATTGCATGGTCTACCCATCGATGGGAGAGGGCTTTGGTATAACACCGCTCGAAGCCATGGCCACCGGACTCCCCTGCATAACAGTTAACGCTCATGGGATATCAGAATACTTTAATCCGGATGTAATGATGGGCGTGGATTATGTGGAGGTCCCAGCAATGTACAATAGATTTAAAGGCCAAGATGTAGGGAATATGGTCCAAGCAGATGAAGACTCTCTTAGGAAACAAATGAGGTCGGCCTTCAGCCATCAGACAGAGGTCTTAGCGATGGGCCAAGATGCTTCTAAGTATGTTAAGAAATATACCTATGCCGAGACGGCTAAGAAACTCGCTCCGATCCTAAACAAATGGAAGACTAAAGAAGTTAAGAAAAGAGCTGATAGCAAATATTTAGATGTGGAGGCGGTATGATTATTAGAATAAATAAAGAGCAAGCTGATGAACTTTTGAACAAACAGATCAACATGATCGATGTGGGTGGTGAAGTTCTAGTTATTGGCAATGGCCGATTCTATCTCAACGAATACAATACAGAGGAGGAAGAGTGGCGGAAGTTTATCCATGAGTGGGAACGCTCTGGAGGCAAAGAGCTGCCATCATTTAAGTTCAAGGAAGAGGAAGCATGAAAGTCTCTTATACTGGTCCCCTATTTGATTATTCTGGATATGGAGAGGCCAATCGTCATGCTGTGGCTGCACTCCACGCGGCCGGCTGCGATGTTTATGCTAGGTCCGTATCTTATACCTTGATTAGTGCAGAGATGGGCTCTATAGGCTCTCTAATGCGGGATCTTTGTGCGAAGGTTGGGACCGCCCCCATCAATATAATTCACACTACCCCAGATCAATACCGGAAATATCTAGTGGATGGGGCTTACAATATCGGCCATTTCTTTTGGGAAACTGACAAAGTTCCAGAAGTTTATATCGAAGGCTTAAATTTAATGAATGAAATCTGGACCGGATCTATTGCTAACAAGGATGCTATCAGGCGTGGAGGCTACAAAGGCAAGGTCTTTGTTTGTCCACAGGCAATCGAAACTGAAAGAAATCCAGTAGATCGGCCGTATAAGTTATTAGAACATAGTGGATTTACTTTTTATTCAATCTTCGAATGGATAGATCGAAAGAACCCACAACAACTCTTAAAGGCATATTGGGAAGCCTTCCAGGATGATGAAGATGTAGCCCTAGTTATTAAGGCATATTTCAGAGACTTCTCCCGCGAGAATAAGAAGATGATCCGCAATAAAGTGCAGA